GGTTGAGCTTACTACCAAGAAGATTCGTCTTGACTGGGAAGTTTCAGCTGAAGGTCTAGAAGACGGAATTGAAGGTGGTGCTCTAGAGGATCACCTAGTTCGTTTGATGACAAATGCATTCGCAAATGACATTGAAGACCTAGCTATCAACGGTGTTGGATCTGGTTCAGACCCATTCCTGTCAATCATGCAAGGGTTCGTTAACAAGACTACCACTGGTGGTTCTGCTCACGAGTCAGTTGTAACAGTTGCAGACAATGAGTGGACTACTGGAGTTATGCAGAACATCATCACCGCAATGCCACGTAAGTACCGTGCACTTAAGAATAACCTTAAGTTCTACGCTGGTACTGACGCATTCCAGGGAATCGTTAAGAACAACGGTACCCTTGCTGATGCAGTTGCAGAAGCATTCTCTGGACAGATTCCAGGTAGCACTCAGGCTAACCGCCAGAACTACCTAGACGGTCTAGGCCAGACTTTCGGTGGAGCACGTACTACTCGTGTTCTAGGTATCGATGTTCAGGAAGTTCCTTACTACCCTGCAGGTTATGTAGATCTTACATTCCCTCAGAACCGTGTATGGGGATTCCAGCGTGACATCACCGTAAACCGTGAGTACAAGCCAAAGAAGGACACCATTGAGTACACCGTATTCGTAAGATTCGGCGTTCAGTGGGAAGAAGAGGATGCAATTGCATTCGCTGACGCTGCTTCAGACGACTAGTCTATAGCAGTATCCTTTTAGAGAGGGCAGGGGTTTCGTGCCCCTGCCTTCTTTAATATCTGGTATAATTTATATTTAGGAGGTTATTATGGTTGAAAACACAAATAACGAAAATGCAGGAATAGCTCAGTTATCTGAGGGTGAGCCTGTTGTTTCAGCAGAATACGTTGAAGAGAATAAAGAAACAATTGAAAAGCTGGTAGAAGAGGCAAAGGTCGAAGAGGTAAAGCTCGAAGAGACAGTTGTTGTAGAGCCAGAAAAAGCAGATGACAAGCCAGCTCTCGGAGCTGTTGCAAATGGAGTAATGGGAGTAACAACTTCTGCTGCACCAAAGAAGCCAGCTGCCAAGAAGAATAACGAGGCTCCAAAGGAGACCGTAGCTATTCACTCATCAAGAAATGTTACTTGGAGTGGTGTTGGCAAGGTATACTTCGGATACAATGTTGTAACTAAGGAGCAGGCTGAAAAGTGGCTAACCAGAAACCACACCAGACTTGCTACTCCAGAAGAAGTTGCTAAGGAATACGGCAACTAACAATGGAAATCTTGAGGGTTCCACCATATCCTATAACAACTACATGGGAACTACCAATAGCTAATGCTATGTACAACCTGTACGTTGAGGATTTGGTGGACCACTCAATAGAAACATCTGTTGTTTACTCAGATGCAAATGGCAAGGTAGAATATATCCTGCCACTAACAAAAGTACAATTCGACCGTCAGTTTCTCATTAGATTCTATGACGAAGATACAGAGCATGTTCTGTATGAATCAAACTTAGACATTATTCGTCCATACACTAACCCAGCCGATTTAGCAACCTCTGGAACAGCCTCAGAAATTGCGGAATACAAGAAGTGGGAGCTAATAGCTCGCTCACTTATCGACACTTACACTGGCATTGGATTCTACAACCACAAGTCAATTCTTCAGGTTAATGGATCAGGAGCAGATTACCTGCCAGTATGGAGAGACGCAAACCGTGTACTAAAGGTATACGAGAATGACGTTCTAGTCTTTGACATAGACGCTGCTGACCCAACTACAAATGCTTATGTTTATAAGGTTACTCTAGACAACTCTGCAATTTATAGAGTAGAGACTGACTCAGTAAATAGAGCTTCTAGTGCACCAATCACCCTACCTGGATTTCCAGGAGAGGGAGACTTGCCTTGGATAAATGGGGATATGCGTGGAGCGTTCCCATCAAACTACAACTACCTATTCGTTCTTGACGAGGGTTACCGTGCAATTCCACCAGACATCCAGTACGCAACAGAGATGCTTATCGATGATCTTAAGTGCGGAAAGCTAGATTACTATCAGCGTTATGTTACCTCATACAACACTGATCAATTTAGAATTCAGTTTGACAAGAAAATCTTAGACGGAACAGGAAATGTAATAGTAGACAAGATACTTGATAAGTATATGAAGTCTATTACTAAAGTTGGAGTTCTGTAATGGCTTGCTGCGAATCCCCAGATTTTAGATACCCAATGCAGGCAGATATCTTTTACCCTTTTGTTGAACAGGGGGTATACGGAAATGTCAAGAAGACATGGACACACGATAGAACAATGGTTACGTCATTGGCTACCCCAGGCTCAGCCTTCAAAGAAGAGATTACCCCTAATGTAAATATAACTCAGGAATCTTTGCTATTTGGAAGAATCAAGTCAGACATCAGAGTTTCTTCTAGGGGTGAGAATAACTCAATTACAAATATCCTAGTCTCAAATATAAAAGATAAGTCTGGAAATGAGATTTACAAAGAGACTGCAGGGCCAAGAGCTGGGAAGTCAACAATATTTGAGGTAGCTACTGTAGAGCCATTTACTGGACCATTCGGTAGTGTAGAATACTACAAGATTGTGCTTAGAAGATCAGAGAATCAGGCAAGTGATATCTAATGAAGGTAGCCATCAACTCTAAATCCTTTATGAGGGACATGAATAACATCATTGGGTACTCAATTGGCTTTCTAGAAGGCGTACATAACGGGAAGAGGGCATTTCTTGACTCCATTGGAAAGAATACGATTGAAGTATTAAAAGAATATATCGATGCTTCTGCTAGAGTAAACCCATCAATGCTACAGCACGTATACGAGTGGGACCAAGCAGGCAGCCCATCATCAAGACTGTTTGACATTAGCTATACTGTTAGCAATCTAGGTCTATCAGTTAAGTCATCATTTAGACAGTCAACAACAGTTCAGGCTGGATCGACTGTTCCATTTTACAATAAAGCCTATATTATGGAAAACGGAATTCCAGTTACAATTAAGCCAAAGAATGCTCAAGCATTACGCTTTGAGATCGATGGCGAAGAGAAGTTTTCAAAGCAACCAGTAACCATATCTAGTCCTGGTGGAGACAACGCACAGGGAGGGCTAGAGAGAGCCTTTGACGAATTCTTTACTAGGTATTTTTCACAATCATTCTTAGACTCAAGCGGAATAGCTAAATACCTAGAAAGCCCAACAGCTTATAAAAACAACTTAAGGTCTGGAAAGTCTAGAGGCAAGTCAGCAGGACTTACTACTGGATATCGCTGGATTGCAAACGCAGGATTGGTAGGATAATGGCAATTAAATCACAGGAAGAAATCACCACAGGTCTGATTAATACCCCAATGCTTTGGATCAATGAGTATCTAAAAGAGAAGTTAGCTGGGGAGCTAGAGATTGGGATACCATTTTTCCCACCATCACCAAACACCATTGACGATTTGACTGAAACCTTTGTAAACATTGGTGGGCAGAACTATGGATACAGTGGCATCCGCTGCACATACGATAGACTTACAAGACTTCGCAGATCTCCATTTCCACACATAAAGGGTGAGCAGTTATTGTACTACTTCTTTGCAACCTCAGATGGAGTCACCGAAAAGATGGTTTCTGTTACAGAGCTAACCCTTAGACTAATGGATCGTGAGGACGAGACTGCAGAAGAGATCAATAACTGGGCAAGGGCTAAGGGAAGTATAGGTGGGCTTGTTCCAAGCTTCTACTTCCATAAATTTAGGGTATACCAGCTCGAAGAGGTAGCAGATATCATAGACTTTGGGACTGCTAGAACCTATGGCGGTAACAAAATTATTATCGAATACGAATATCACCAGATGCCAGAATTAACCAATCCCTAAAAGCATGGTATACTTGTCTTGAGGAAACACGCCTAATAATCTATTAAAGGAAAAAGAGGTGAAAAATTATGGCATATACAAGAGGTAATTCAAGTCAGATTATCGTTGGTGCAGCAGCTTTGTTTACATACGAAGCAGGTGTCCTAACAGAAGCTGACCTACCAGCGTATGCAAACGGAGAGTCGTTTAGAGAGACTTTGTCTGACGACGCAGACTTCCGTAACGTTGGATACACCATGAACGGTTTGGAACTACAGTTCCAGCCTGACTTTGGTGAAGTCCAGGTTGACCAGGTACTTGACGTAGCTAAGTTGTACAAGCAAGGCATGCAGGTAAACCTAAATACCACATTTGCTGAATCTACACTAGAGAACTTGCTGTTCTCTCTTGCAGGTAAGGACGCAGATCTAACCACAGTATCAGGAAACCCAACATTAAACCTTTCAGCTGGTGACATTGGAGAATGTCCAGTTGAGCGTGGTCTAATCGCAGTTGGTCCAGGTACAGGTGACTGTGCTGCTGGTAGCTCAATCGAGCGTGTTTATGTTGCATACCGTGCACTTTCAATCGAAAGCGTTACAGTATCAGCTAAGCGTGACGAAGCGACAATGTTCGAAGTATCATTCCGCTTGCTACCAAACGACAGTGCATCATACGGTAAGATCGTAGACCGCACTATCCCATCAGTATAATAATTAAATAATAACTTAATAGCAAAGCCCTCCAGTTTAACGCTGGGGGGCTTTGTGTTTTGGTATACTTATATAATGGCAACTACAGTATACGAAGCTAAAACCATCAAGCTAATAGATGGGACAGAAATAAGGATATCACCATTAAAAATATTCTACTTGAGAGAATTTATGGAGGTATTCGAATTTGTTAGATCTTCAGAGACAGATGATGCAGCCCTAATATTCCTAACAGAGTGTGTCAGAATTGCCATGAAGCAATACTATCCGACAATACGAACCATCCTTGATGTAGAGGATAGCCTAGATATGCCAACCATGTACGACATTCTAGATGTTGCTGCAGGAATTAAGATAAACAAAGATCCAAAAGAGGACTCCATTAATAAGCAGAAAGAGGAGTCTGTTAAGAAGCAGGCAGTCGATAGTGCTTCTAGCTGGGAAGGTCTGAATCTGGCTGAGCTAGAAGCAGAAGTATTTCTTCTGGGTATCTGGAAAGACTACGAAGAGCTTGAGATATCAATGTCTATGCCAGAGCTAATGGTAACACTCAATCAGAAGAGAGAGCTTGAATACCAGGAAAAGAAGTTCTTAGCTGCGATGCAGGGTGTAGACCTAGATAAAGAAAACGGTAGAAAAGAAGAAAACGCTTGGGAAAGAATGAAGGCTAAAGTCTTCAGTGGAGGACAAGCAGCAGATAGTAATGACATAATTGCTTTGCAAGGAGTTAATGCCCAGAAGGCAGGCTTCGGAATAGGCATGGGCCTAGATTATGAGAGATTAGACTAGACCTTTTGTGATATAATTAGTTAAACCACTATGAAAGGAAACCAAATGGCCGTAACAGTTAATGAAGAAAAAGTGATAACACTTATAGATGGTACAGAGATTTCTGCACGACCTCTAAAGATATCCCTACTACGTAGTTTCATGAAGAAGTTTGAGACTATTGAGAAGGTTGCTGATGACAATGATAAGTCTATGACAGCGTTGATGGAGTGTGTACAGATTGCAATGCAGCAATACAAACCAGAATTGGCTGCAGATATAAAGGCTTTGGAAGAGAACATTGATCTTCCGACAGTCTACAAGATTGTTGAAGAGGCAGCAGGCATCAAGCTTACTGAGGCTGCTATAATCAACAGCCTTAAATAATACAAAAGAGGTGTAATGGATGGCTGATATTCAGTCAAATATTGATATAAATATTGACACAAGCCAAGCTATGGCAAGTGTCAAGGCTTTGCAACAGCAAATATCAGTCTTCCAACAAGCCCTCGCTAAAGGCTCAGCCGATCAGGCGTATGCTGCTAAGCAGCTTCAGCAAAACCTTATTAACAATATCAATGCTACTAAGGTATTCTCTGCACAGGTATCTAAGATCAACAGTACCGCAGAATCTTTTACAACCGCACTTGAAAAGAACAAACTCTCCATGGGAGAGTACTTCAGATATGCAGGTGCTTCAACAAAAACCTTTGGTAAGCTGTTTGCCAATGAATTCGGAGTAATTGAAAAGGTTGCTCGTGAGCGAGTCAAGACCCTTCAGACTCAATACATTAAACTAGGCCGTGATGCAAACGGAGCCCTATCTGCAATAAAGGTTCGTCCATTAGCCTTGGATATGGAAAGTCTTGCAACCAAGACTGCGATGGCTGCTCAGAAGCAGCAGATATTAAACCAACTACTTAAGCAGGGTTCTACCAACCTTCTAAATTTTGGTAAGAATACCCAGTGGGCTGGTCGTCAGCTTATGGTTGGTTTCACTATTCCGCTTACAATGCTTGGAACAACTGCAGCAAAAGTGTTCATGGACATGGAAAAGCAGGTCATTCGATTCAAGCGTGTTTATGGAGACCTAGGCACAACTACCGAAGATACCAGCAAGATGGTTTCTCAGCTAAGAACCTTGGCTAATGAGTTCACTAAATATGGTGTTGCTGTCTCTGACACGCTAGCCATGGCTGCAGATGCAGCTGCAATGGGTAAGACTGGTGCAGAGCTTTTGGCTCAGGTAAACAATGCTGCAAAGCTTTCAGTCCTTGGTGGGGTAGACCAGCAGAAAGCACTGGAAACAACCACCTCTTTAACAAATACATTTGGAATAGCTGCAGAAGACCTAGCTAACAAGATAAACTTCTTGAACGCAGTTGAAAACCAAACTGTAACATCTATCGATGACCTGACTATTGCTATTCCTAAAGCAGCCCCAGTTATTAGACAGCTTGGTGGTAACGTAGAAGACCTAGCCTTCTTCCTAACAGCAATGAAGGAAGGTGGAATTAACGCATCAGAAGGTGCTAACGCACTTAAGTCTGGCCTTGCGTCCATGATTAACCCAACAAAGTCAGCATCGGAATTCCTTGCTGGATTTGGGATAAATCTAAAGGGTATCGTAGAAGCTAACAAGGGAGATGTAAAGGGAACAGTCGTTCAGTTTGCCAGTGCCCTAGACAAGCTTGATCCACTAAATCGTGCACGTGCAATTGAGCAGCTATTCGGAAAGTTCCAGTTTGCACGTATCTCAACCCTGTTTGAAAATATTACAAAAGAAGGAACTCAAGCATCTAGAGTATTAGGATTAACAAGAAATACAACAGAAGAGCTTGCCATCCTGTCAGAGCGAGAAATGAAGAAGATCTCTGACTCACCAATGTATAAGTTCCAGAAGGCAATTGAGGATATCAAGGTTTCTCTAGTTCCACTTGGAGAGGCTTTTATAAAGGCCGTAACCCCTATCATAAAT